TAGTAAGACGTTCTATGCCTAACCTTATCGCATATGATATTGCTGGCGTTCAACCAATGACAGGCCCAACAGGCTTGATCTTCGCAATGCGTTCAACACATACTACGCAAGCTGCGGCTAACGAAGTATTCTATAACGAAGCCGATACAGACTTCTCAGGTGCTGGTACACATGCTAACGCATTGGGTGCAGGATCAGAAACAACTGGTACTGGTATGGGTACAACTGAAGCTGAAGCATTAGGCGACGGTAACGGTACTAACTTCGCAGAAATGGCTTTCTCAATTGAAAAAGTTACTGTTGCTGCTAAGTCTCGTGCGTTAAAAGCGGAATACACAACAGAGCTTGCTCAGGATCTTAAAGCCGTTCACGGTCTAGATGCTGAAACAGAACTAGCGAACATCTTACAGTCTGAAATCTTAGTTGAAATCAACCGTGAATTAGTTCGTACAATCTACTCAAACGCTGTTGCTGGTGCAACTGCAACTGCTTCCGCTGGTACATTCGACTTAGATGTTGATGCTAACGGTCGTTGGTCAGTAGAGAAGTTCAAAGGTCTTATGTTCCAAATCGAGCAAGAAGCTAACGCTATTGCTAAGGGTACAAGACGTGGTAAAGGTAACATGGTTATCTGTTCATCTGATGTTGCTTCTGCACTTCAAATGGCAGGTGTACTAGATTACACTCCAGCTCTTAACTCTAACTCTTTGAACGTAGACGACACAGGCAACACATTCGCTGGTGTATTAAACGGTCGTTACAAAGTGTATATCGATCCATATGCAGGTGCAAACTACATGGTCGTAGGATATAAAGGTTCTTCATCTTTCGATGCTGGATTGTTCTATTGCCCATATGTACCGTTACAAATGGTTCGTGCAGTTGGTGAGAATTCTTTCCAACCAAAAATCGGCTTTAAGACTCGTTACGGCATGGTTTCAAACCCATTCGCTGCTGGCGGATCTCAAGGCAACGGTGCACTTACTGCGAACGCAAACGTGTACTACAGACGTGTTGCAGTAAGCAACTTGTTCTAAAAACAAGATATCGGATAACGATACTACTAGGGAAGCTTTCGGGCTTCCCTTTTTTTATGCGAGGTAGTCAGTAAGTTTGTTAACTTTATTGCAAAAGTCTTTATAAGCGATTTCAACTTTAGTTTGTTTATAAAAAAGATACTTATAAACTCTGTGCCAAATACTTTTGTCTACCATAGGATATCCAAACGAAAATACTATAGCTTCATAATGTTGATAATTTCTACAAGTTTGAATATTCCAAAAATTTGTTAAATCCTGATCTGTATAAGGCTTATTTCTTCTTCGTTGTTGCGGTGCTTCATGCCATGTTTGGCTGTTATCCCAAATTATGTGCAAAGTAATACCGCCATTACACCACCACGGAATTTCATGACACGGTCTTTCTACTGTGTTAATAACATTATCATACCAGTATATGTCACAATGAAAGCTATTCATTTCTTTTATAAAATCAGCTTTTTGCTGTTTAGTATTAAACAAAACTCCAATATAACGATGCTTAGAATCATCATGACCCTGACAACTTGTAAAGGTCAAATATCCTTTTTTGTGTAAAGCGAGTACAGCTTCTTTTACACCTGGTTCTAAATTATCCTCTATAATACTTGAGTATTGACTTACAAATGTACTAACATAGTTGCCGTCTTCATCTTGAAAACAATATGTTCTACCATCAATCAAATGGTCGTTTCCTTTTACGAACATCGCATGTTTATGACCATCTTCAGGACTTGTAAAACCCGGTTCATTAGATTCCTGGTGATACTGATGTTCATAAGGTATTTGATATTCGTAAAAGGTTTTAGGTAACGGCATTTTTATCTAGAAACTAACGGTTGAGTTGATACTGTATCATGATAATCACCAGAATTATAGTAATCTCGTGTCGCTACTTCTTTAACCATAGAACCGTTTTTTAAACGATATGTTACGATTTCTCTGCGTATAACACCTTCAACATCACTGTCAAAGGCAGCTTGAAATGGGCCATCTGTCATATCACATACCCAACGCGTTCATATACAATTCAGTCATTGCGTTTTCGTTTTCAACATCGTCACGGTTTCGTTTACGAATTGCAACGATTTTTCTGATAATCTTAGATTCGTATCCACTGCCTTTAGCTTCAGAAAGCACTTCTTTGATTTGATCAGTAACTTCTTGCTTTTCAGTTTCTAAAGTTTCTACTCTTTCGATAAAAGCTCGAAGCTGATCTGCAGTTACACTTGCTGTATCATTCATTATATATTCCTTTTCAATTTGTAGTATTTATTGTAGGTCTGTTTGACCTTATCTAGTTCTGGATGTCGATATATCCATTGTCCTGTTGAGGGATCAAATTGTTCTCGAAAGAACCTATCCATTATCTCATGACCAGTATTAATAGATGTATCAACATCCAAACATTTTTTATCAAATTCTGCATCCAACATTATCTCAGAGTTTTCTATCTCATAAGCATATGCTGCTATACATAGTTTGATGCGAAGATGAGTCTGCCTTTCGACAGAACCTCCCCATTTAGGTTTCTCTTCCTCTTGGAAAAATTGTTCTAATGACATTTTGTATGTTTAACTATCATTTGTAAACCTCTACACTAACTTTCCGATGCGCTTCTTGCCACTGTTCACCAGTAACAGAATTAATGCCATCATTGAAAAAAGGTCCTCTTACATAAACATCTGCAGATGGATCGTAAGGTACTTTTGATTCATCTGCAAAAGATTGTGCATCTGCTTCAGTTTCAAAATAGTAATCTTTATTAGTATGCATAGTTTTTCCTAGTTGCTTCTATAATCTTTATAAAGTGATTCATACAGAATGTAAACTATAATTTACCATCTTCTCGCATTTGTTTGCGGATTTTAGTTGCAGAAATATCATGAATATCTTCACCTAAATCATGTTCAGTGAATGTATATCCAACACCACGTCCATAACTAATATCCACAATGTTTGGTACTTCAAGAATTAGATATTGATGTCCGTTATGAAACCCATGCGGAGCTAATCCTACTTCAATATTATCAATAACGTCAATAATACCAAAAGGGTTATCATCTTGCACAGCAGTACGACCATCACCTGCGTCACCATCAAATTGATACACATCACGTACCATGATAACAACTTGCCCTGTGAAAGCATGTGCTCGTTTAAATAGCTCTGTATGTCCATCATGCCACGGTTGCCAACGGCCAAGCATTTGTACACTTGGTTTCTTATAATCAAACATCTTTGTTAATCCTTATATGTCTTGCAATAGCATCTGCTAAGGCTTCGTCCGTATTATCAAACCATTTCTCTACATGGTAGTCTACTTTTTCAGGTGTTTCAAACATCTTATTAGTATCTTCAAAACGACCTTCATCGATAGTATCCATCCAAACCGTATAGTCAGCATCATAGATTGCCCTCGTAACTTCAGTCGGACAAACAAAATCGCATATAACTGTACGATCGTGATACTTTTCATGGTTAGCAATAGACGCCATTCGATGTGCTTGGCGGTATCTGGCTGCTTCAGAAAATTCCCAGTCGTTAGCCATACGCCGTACTTCATCTGCGTTGAACCAAGCGCATTCTAATCTTTTTTGTAGTCGTTCGGCAAGCCAAGTTTTACCAGAACCCGGCAAGCCAAATATTAAAATCTTCATCAATCTTCTCCTGACATATTTAAATCTAATACTGTAATAATTAATGAAGAAACTACAGCTAAAATGTATAAAGATGTCATACCTGCAAAGAAACTGTAACCTTCATTCCACAGTATATATGTACTTAATGCAACTATGGCGTTGTGAAGAAATTTCCATTGATAAGGAATATGATCCGCATAACCAAGTTCTACGTCCCAATTTGGACTAAACACCAACGTGCATACTTTTACGAATTGAAAAATAGAATACATGATAGCTAAAGCTGAAGGTACCATATAAATAATGTCGGAAGTATATTGAAAACATCCTATACTTACAAGATGTGTAAAGATAAAGATTAGTGTATAACGCATTTTAAAATTCCCAAATAATCATTAGCGGATCAAAATAAATGAGAAGTAGCCCTAAAGCTACTCCCCAAAATAACATATCAATTGTTTTAAGCTGCATCAGCCATTTCCAATGCAAGATCAAGAGAAGTAATTTTCTTGGTTGCGTTTTGACCGAACCATGCAGAAGTCATGCGATTATCTACATTACGACCTAATTCGTGATCTGTCATGTAAGTAACTGCGTTGTAAGCATTCCACCAAGTTCCTGGTGCGAATTCTGCACCTGGCTGTGTTTCCACGAGAGACATTGCTTTCTTAGCAGAACGTGCAAGATCTTCTTTCTCTTTGTTTGATTTGCCAAAAACAACACCGAAGAACTCAGTAAGTTTTTCATCTGTATAACGCTT